GAAGGCGCCGAACAGTCCCGCGCGGCCCTGCGCCGCCGCCGCCGCGTCGAGCTGCGCCGCGCGCAGCCGCCGCTGGGCCGCGGATGTCGCCGCATCCGTGCGCACGACGGCGAGCTGGCGGTCCGCCTGGGCCTGGGCGTAGGCGCGGGCCGCCCGCACCGAGCCGGACGCGATGTCGACGCCCATCGCCGAGGCCGCCGCGTCCTGCGCGCCCGTCACGCCGGCCAGATCCTGGTTGATGCCGTTGCTGGTCTGGAACGCCTTCAGGAAGTCCTGGCTGGCCGCCAGGCGCTCGGTCTCGGCCTCCTGACGGTAGGCGTCCGCCTGGCGCTGGCTCATGGCGTAGCCCGAGATGGCCGAAATGGCCGTCGTGCCGAATTTCGCCGCCTGAAGGACCCCCGCCGTCCCGGCGGCGGCGGAGACGGCGTGCGCGCCGGAGGCGACCGCTGCGCCCGCCTTCGCCACCAGGGCAATCACCGCCTGCATCCACGCCTCCTACGACGACACCGTCACGACAAGCTGCTTGATCTCCAGGGGCCCGGGGCGCTCCTGCACCCACTCGACCTGTGCGTCTGTTCGGAAGCCCTGCACCCCGTCGAGCCGCGTCCAGCCCGCGAAGGCGTTCTCGCCCGGCCCCTGGTCGAGCAACGCACCGGCCCATCTCTTCAGCGGGACCCGCCACATCTTTCCGCCGGGCAGGCCCGCCTTGAGGCCCGCCGTCGGGCCGAGCTCGAACGCGATCTCGCCGGCGCGCGGGGCCATGGATGCGCCGCTGCGCGGATCCTGTTGCAGCACCGCGGGCAGGGTGCGGCCGCGCGGCCGGAAGTTCAGACCCACCTCGGGCGGCGCATGTCGCGCGGGGAACGGCAGCGTAACCTGGCCCCCCGTCACCACGGCGTCGCCGCCGTCGCCGCCGTCCACGTAGAGGGCCACCGTCAGGCCTTCGAGGTGGCCCAGGCCCGAGACGGTCGAGGCGCCCACTTCGCCCAGGACCGAGCTGTCCAGGAACCGCGCCGGGTCCATCCGCTCGAGGACGCGCACATCCCCCTCCGGCCGGTTGCGCCAGGTCGCCACGTAGACGTCGCCCTTCAGCTCGGAGGCGGCCGCCAGGAACCCGCCCTCGGCCGTCGTCCAGGGCACGAAGCCCAGGATCTGCTGCTCGCGGAGGGCCACCATGACCGCCGCCGCGCCCGTGTCCCGCACCAGCACCGCGAGGTCGCATTCTTCGGTCGAGCGATGCTCGCGCAAGGCCAGGTCGATCACGCCCTGGACGATATGGCCTGCGTCCACGGCCAGGTTCGGGCTGACATAGTTGTCCTTCTCGAACGCGAAGCCGAATTCGTGCAGGGCGCTGCGGCCGGCCCCGACGAACAGGGTCCGCATCGCCCCCTCCTCATCCGTGATCGCGACCTGAGGGGTGCCCAACGCCACGCCCCGACGGGTGGCCTGCTTCACTGGCGCCGGCGGGACGATCGGCTCGGCGGCGACGAAGAACTCCGCCGACTGGGTGAAGAACTGCAGGTGCTGACCCGGGAACACCGACACGATCTGCGTGACCTGATCGGTGTCCATGTTCTCGTCGATCGAACCGTTCTTCTCGGCCGGCGCGAAGTCGAAATTGTAGTAGACCCCCACGCCGCTCGCGAGCCAGGTCTCGGGCCGGGACTTCAGACCCGCCAGGTGCAGTCGCTGCTGGTAGAACGTCCCGCAGGCCGGCCACCCGCGCACGACGCTCATCACCGCCTCGCCGCCGGGCTTCCCCTGGGCGGCGGTCGACACGTGGGCGAAGCCGTCCGTCGAGCGGACCGTCTGCACCGCCATCTGGCCCATGTCCTGGCCGAGCAGCTCGCCCTTGAAGGTCACACGCCACGTCGAGCCGCCGGTCAGGGCCACGTCCACGTTGTCCGCGCCGATGATGTCCAGGGATTCCAGCTTCGCCTTGATCGCGGCCGCCGTGGTCGGGCCGTCCGAGTTCCAGCTGATCGCCTCGGTGTTCTCGCCCTCGAGCGTCAGCACGAACAGGTCGCCGTCGGCGTAGTCGATGAATTCGATATCCTGGATCTCGCTGGTCGCGCCGGTGTTGCGCCCGTCGAAGTCGAACACCGGGACCTTCTCGATCTCCAGGGCCCGGCTGTCCCACTGGTCGTGCGCGCCTTGGCGCATGAACCGCTGCGGCGCCACGTCGGGATGGAAGCCGATCATGGTGTCCCGGGCCTGGGCGCGGGTCGTGAACCGGACCTGGTCGCGGCCGTAGGGCGTCGGGATCGAGCACTGCCGCTCGCCCTGGCGGTAGACCTCGATGTTGCCTTCGGTCTGGACGAGCAGATAGCGCTGCTGGGCGTCGTCGAAGTTGAAGGACACGAGCTTGACCGCCGTCCGGTCGGCGTCGTCCTCCAAGGCCGCCGCCTCCTTCCAGAACTTCACCTCGTGGATCCGCGCCACGCCGGTCCCGAGGTCGTCGTCCGTGTCCTTGATGATCGACCAATAGCGGGCGGTCACCGTCTGGCCCGGCTTCAGGGCGACGCGACGGGTCCGCTTCAGAGCGCCGAAGTCGCTGTAGTGGCCGAATTCCTGCCAGGGGTCGGCCGGGTCGTTGCGGTAGAGCACCCGCAGCACGGCATGGCTGGTGTCGGGGATCGTCACGGGATGTAGCCCCCGTAGCCGTAGTAGGGACCGATGGGCGGCCAGGGATAGGTGATCGGCGGCGGCTCGGGCGCCGCCGTCGCCGCCGGCTCGACGGCCGCATAGTCGACCATGTCGACGGCGGAGACCTCCACCGGCGCGCCGAAATCGAACTGGACGATGTGGTAACCTTCCAGCGTGCCGATGGCGTTGACCGTCTCAAGGTAGGTGCCGGGATCGCCGTCCACGACGTTCGCGGCCGTGCCGCCGTTCGGCGCCGTCAAGGTCACGCCAGACAAGTCCAGCGCCGCCATCGGATTGCGGATGTAGTCGATGAAGGCGAAGCCGGGCCGGCGGCCGATCGGCCCCTGAGGCGAGAAGACGTGGTTCTCGGCCATCGCCAGGGACGAATAGTACCCCTTGAAGTCGCGGCGGCTGTGGATCTTCGGGTCCAGCTCGCCGCCGGTGAAGTTGACTTGCCGCAGGATCTCTTCGGGCATGGCTAGCTGAAGTCGATGAAGGTGGGCGGGGACGGCAGGATCAGGGCCAGGCCGCCGGGCGCGCCGGCGTAGCGCGCCGTGACCAGCGGCCCGGGGTCGTACGCGCCCAGGCGGCGCTCGGGCGCATTGCGGCCGTCCGCCTGGATGGCGGCGAACAGCAGGCCGCCGGGCTCACCCTGCTCGAACCGCGGGCCTACGGCCCGGGCCCAGAGCTCGCTCGAGAGCGTGCGGGCCTGCTTGACCAGCGCCACGCCGGAGGCGAGCGCGGTGGCGACGAATTCCACGAAGGGCGAGGGCCAGGCCGCCTCCGCGACGCGGGCGGTGTATTCGGCGAAGGCTGCGGCGCAGTCCAGCGCGACCCCTTCCTTGGTCATGATGTGGCGGTGCAGCAGCTGGCCGTCCACGGACGCCTGCGCGCGGTAGGCATGGACGGCGCCCACCAGGTCCGCCGGCAGGAGGAAGACGTGGTCGAGCGGACGGACCTCGGGTGCGCCCAGCTCGGTGAGCCGGGCGATGCGGGTGGCGAAGGTCCAGCGGTGCAGGCTCAGGGCCCAATCGCGCAGCTGGGGATAGTTGGCGAAGCACCAGGCGCCGAGCGGGGTTTCCTCGTCGATGGCGTCGATCGGCTCGCCGCCGGCGCGGGTGATGCCCAGGTTGCAGATGTCGACGTCGGATCTCGGCATGGCGGCCCCGGAAAAAAAGGCGGCGGCCCCGCGGGGGAGGATGCGGGGCCGCCCAAGGGGAAAGGACCTAGACGGCGACGTCGATGATCGGGATGGCCTGGCGCATCAGCGCGAAGTCCAGCTTGGACTTGATGCGGATGACGCCCTTCGGCTCGATCACCTTCGCGCCGGCCTGGAACCATCGGCCGATCATGGTGCCGAGCTGGCTGCCCATGCGCTCGTTGATCTCGGTGTCGTCGTCGTTCTGGGCGGTCGCGCCGGCCGACTGCGCGACGATGAACATGTCGACGCCGGTGGCGCCGCCGGCCAGCCAGCCCTCGCCGTTCGGGCCGTTGCCCGGCAGCTTCTCGTAGGTGCGGAACTGGACCTGGTCCCAGACGCGGTTGTTCTTCATCTCGCTCTTGGCGAGGTACGGATCGAGGCTCAGATTGACGTTCACCTTGAACGGCAGAATGAGCGAGACCGTCTCGCTCTCGAACATCTCGTTGGTGCCGAGATCGGCGATCGCCTCGCAGATCGTCTCCAGGGTGGCGACGGTGTTGTAGTTGCCGATCGTGGCGATCTGCTCGGCCGCGTCCCCCTTGGTGTTCTGCACGCCGTTCGCGGCGGCGTCCTTCAGGGCGTCGATGGTTTGGCGGTCCCGCGCGCGGTTGACGGCCTTGACCGTCGCCCCGGCGAACTGCCCGGCCATGGAGATGTTGAGCTTGTTCTGGTCCGGATCCCAGACGCCGAAGGCCGCGAATTCGGGCTCGCAGTCCTGCTTCACCCAGTCCATGGCCGCGTTGGCGAGCCTGAGGGCGTCGAAGCGGTTGGCCTTGTAGGTCTCCACGCTCCCGAACCGGGGGGTGTAGTAGAAGTCGCCGACGAACATGCCGCCGTCTTCGAAGACGCCGTCGAGCTTGCGGCGCTTCTGCTGCGCGCGGATCTTCACCTCGTCGGAATACTTCGGGATGAACCACTCGGGGATGTTGTAGGTCATGGTGCGGATCGCTCCTCCAGGAGGCCGGCGATCTGCGCCGGCAGGATGTGGACCCTGCCGACGCTAGAAGCGCACAGGCGCGCGCAACGCTGAGTTACTCGAACGCCGCCTGGTAGGCGCGGTCGGCGCGCTTTCGGAACTCGGGGTCGGTCTCGTACTTCGGATCCATCCGCAGGGCCCTGGCCTCCGCCAGCTTGGCCGCTCTCGGGTCCGCCGGCGGGTCCGCCGGCGGATCGACCTTGGTGTTGTCCTGGCTCATGGCCTTCCTCAGCTTCTCGAAGCCGCGGACCCCCGCGGCGGTGGGCACGACCGACATGAGTTCGGCGAACTCGTCCGGGTCCAGCTCGCCTCGGTCGTGCAGGGCGCGCAGGAACGTCTCGACGTCCTTCATCCGCTCGGCGCCGCCGTCGCCGAGCTTCGCGACCTCGGCCTGGGCGTCGAACGGCGGCGGGATCAGGCCCGCCTTGCTCAGGACCCGCAGGGCGTCCAGGGCGTCGTCGACGGCGCCCTGGGTCTTGCCCATCTCCTTGAACCCCTCGCGCAGGGCCTTCAGGGCCGGGTCGTCGGCATCCCGGGTCCAGGTTTCCAGGCCGTCCAGGTTCACCGTGTAGCCGTCGGCGGTCTCGGGCACGACGGCGCGCGGGTCGGCCGGCGGATCGGCCGGCGGGTCCGCGGGCGGCGGGTCACCGGACGGCGGATCCTGGGTCGTCCCAGCCGGCGGCGGGTCCGCCGGCGGGGTCGCCGGAGGCGGGTTGGGCGGCGTCGTCGACGAATCGGGCGATGGGGCCGGGTCCGTAGGGGTTCCCTCGAGTGGCGGCATGGTCAGTCCTTCCAAGGCGTTCGGCGTGGTCGAGGTAGGCGAGGATCACGGCCGCCGCGCCGTTCTCCCCCTCGCGCAGTTGCGCGAAGCGCAGGTAGTCGTCGCCGGCCAGGCGATGGTCGACCGCCGGGCGGAACAGGGTCGCCTCGAGGAGCCGCTGCAGCACCCGTTCCCCGGCGCGGCCGGAGAAGACCTGGGCGAACAACTTGGCGTCCTCGTCCAGGGTGTCGGCATTCTGCGACAGCGCCCCCTCGGGGGGCGCGATGTGGCCGGAGCGCAGCCAGGCCAGGGCGTGGTCGAGCGTGAGACGGGTCATGTCACGCGCCCGGGCTCAGGGCGGGCGTGGCGAAGTCCGCGGGCTGGGCGCCGCCGGCGAGGGCGGCGCCCACCGCCTGACCGGCGGCCTGCTCCAGGGCGTCACGCTCGGCCGCCTCGCGCACCAGGTTCGGGGACACCCCGAACTTGTCGGCCAGGTAGGGGATCAGCTCCTCGGCCTTGGCCGAATGGATCCACAGCTCTTCGCCGCCGATCGCCTTGGAGGTCTCGGCCCACTGGATGGTGTTCTGCACGTCGTCCAGGGCCTGGGTCCGCGCGAGCGGCGAGGTCATCTGGACCTTCAGGGTGTAGCGGTCCGGCCGCATCCGGCGGAAGTCGATGCCGGCGACCCTCTTGCGGTCCAGGATGTCCAGGACCCGGCTGACGAGCTGGGGGCCCATTTCGTAGTTGAACCGCGTGAACGCCGCGCCGGAGTTGGCCTGCAGGTCTTGGGCCCGCTGCACGATCTCCGAGGCGGAGCGGACCGCGCCGGAGAGCGGCGGGAGCTGCTCGTCGAGCAGGTTCTTCTTGATGCCGGTGCGCAGCTCGTCCAGGACGATCTGCGACAGCTCCACCCGCGAGCCGACGTCCAGAGGCTCGATCGACCGGCCCATCGGCCCGCCGGTGCGGCTCACGGGCAGAAGGGCGCGGGGCGCCAGCCGGATCTGGTCGGGGTTGATCACCCCGTCGTGGGCCACCAGCAGCGGCGGGGCGAGCTGCAGGGCCGCGGCCGTCAGCACCATCTCGACCGTCTTGTTCGCGGTCTTGATGTTCGCCAGCTCCAGCATCAACGGGCCGCGGCCCCAGGGATCGCCGGCGGTCGTCCAATAGCGCGGGATGATCCAGGGATTGGTCCGTTCCCGGCGGTCGTAGGCGATGGCCCGCTCGCCGTCGCCCTTGACCACGATCGCCAGCGTCCATTCTCGCGCGGCCGGGTCGTAATAGGTGGCCTGCAGCACCTCGATCTTGTCGGTCGAGCGCTCGTTGATCTTCCTCTGGACCTCGGCCGGCCAGACGGCCTGCGGCCAGTGCCGCGACAGTATCCACGCCGGATAGGACTTGCACCAATAGACATTCTCGGCGGTGTTGCTGGGCCCGTTCTCGATGGCGAGCTGCCAGGCCGCCGCGGACGTGCAGTCCATGATGCTGTTGTCGTCGCCCTCCTGGACCAGCAGCGCGCCGGTGCCCACGCCCAGGTCGGAGAAGACCTCGAGGCTCGCCAGGTGGTAGGACGAGAAGTCGATGACGGCCGCGTAGAGCTCGCTGGGCGTCTCCAGCGCGCGGTTGACGTCCGACCGCATTGCCCGCGGGACCATCGGCCCGGCCTTCAGCGAGCTCCAGCGCACGCCGGGCGGCGTCAGGCCGGCCTGGAGCTTGGCGGCCCAGCGCATGGTGGCGGTGAGCGCCGTGCTGTCGAAGATGTGGTCGAACGTCTGGCGGCCGCCGAAGCGCCGTCGCCAGGGCATGGCGTAGGCCAGGCATTCGTCGATCTGCGGATAGATCGCGGCCCGGGCCTGCTCGGCCTCGGCCGCGCGGTCGCAGATCTCCTTCGCGCTCCAGGCTCCCACCGTCAGCCTCCGAGCGTCGGGGCCAGGCCCGCGGGGCCGACGCCCAGGTCGTTGCCCTGATAGGACAGCGCACGCTTGCCGAAGGCCCGGGCGAGCCGTCCCGAGGCGCTGTCCTGCCGGGCGAGCGCGACCGCGTCCAGTTCGGCCTGGCGGCCGGACTGGGTCTGCATCGCCCTGATCTGCTGCTGCTGCAGCTGCTCGGCGCGCTTCTGGGCGTTGGTCTTCCAGCCGAAGATGCTCTTGACCATCTCGCTCATGTGAACCGCCTCGCCCAGCTCTCGAACGGCCCTGCCGGCGTCTGCGCCGGCGTGGGGCCCGTGAAGCCGAACCATCGGGCGAGCGTGGGAGCCGCAACGCTGACGGGGGAGGCGTAGGCCACCACCTCGACCGGCGACGCCTCGCGGCAGACCTGCACGAACAGCTCGCGCGCCAGGACGAACGCCTCGAGCAGCCGGTCCTTGAGCGCCTCGCCCGGCGCGAACCAGGCCTCGGCGACCGTCTGTCCTTCGACGTAGAGCCCCGCGATCAGGCACAGCCGCCCGTCCTCGGCGCGGATGGTCACCGCCGGACCGCCCAGGAGCTGGCGCGCGCGCTGGCCGAACACCGCCCGGAACCGCGACGCCGACGACGGCCGCGCGCCCGTCTCGTCCAGGGCCTCGAGGAAGTCCGTCGTCCGTGCCGGAACCGCTAGGAGCGCCACAGGTTGAAGCCCGTGGCGTAGGAAGGCCCGCCGCCGCGGGCGCCGGATCCGTCGGACCGGCGCGTCCAGGGCGGGCGGCTGTCGTCGGCGAAGGTCATGCCCATCTTCTCGGCCGCAGGCTGGGTCCGGTGGCGGTCGAAGCGCCGGCCCGCGACCACGCCGGCGCGGCCGACGTCGCCCAGGCAGGCGTACTGCAGCGCGTCATGGACATGGGAGGTCGTGGTCTTCTGAGGCTTGAGGGTCTTGCCCGGCTGTTTCGGGTCCCGGGCCTCGTACTTGTAGTCGGAGACGAAGCCGCGCCGCAGGAAGGTGCAGGAGCGGTTGATGATGAGGTTCGGCTTCCCGTCGTAGTCG